TAAAGGCGATGGTCAATTATACGGGGAGGGCTGCAACGAGATAGCGATCGTGCATTGCCGATTCCAAGCCAAGTACGATGGCACTGTTGGCGGAATTAACCTCGTGGGCTCCGCAAACCAGGTTGTGAGACCTATCATACGGGATTGCGATTTTCTCGGAGGCAATGCCAATAATATGTCCGATGCCTGCATTACCATGCTGGCGCCGGTGTATGACGCGGCCATCAGCGATTGTCGGTTCGGTGCGGATTCCGATACAGGCATCTATATCACCGTTTCCGGTTCTGGCAACACGGGCTATATCAGCAATATGCACTTTGCCGTTGCTGATGTCAGCACGGGCAGGATTGTTGAAGGCGGCCTAATTTGCACTGGCATCTATGACGGTGGAGGATTAGCGACGAGTACATAAAAGGCAAAGATGTAAAGATGATTGATGGGCAGGGTGACGGGAAGCTCACCCTGCCTTTCAAAAGGAGGAAAAATGAAAACAAGAGAACAGATATTGGAAAGTCTAAGGTTGTCTGAATCTGAAGAAGGTCGGGTCGGGCTCGTGGATTTGTTTTTGGCGTCTAAACCGGAAATTAATGAGCCTAAAACAAAGAAGAAAGATAAAAGATGATGGAGATTATCATTAAAGGCAAGCACGATCACTTTGGTAAGACCCGTTCCGAACAGGAAAAGAATATGCGAAACGAATGGGGAACCACAATGAGCGATGAGCAGTTGGATAAACTGAAATTCTTAGAAAAAAAGGTAAAGGACAAAAGCGGGTCGAAAAAGAATTTTATAACCGGAATTGATATTGATAAGGTGAAGTAACCAATGGGAAACGCTGTAGCCGAAATCCATAGGGACAATGACCACATCGCCACAGGCACGGCAAAGGCCGGATCAAGTGCGACGGTTCTGCTCGATAGGGGAGCTGACTTTGGATCGTGTGGAATCATCGCCGGTGTTCTGGCAAAAAACATCACAGATGGTTCACAAGCGCTTATTACGGAAGTAACTGAAGATTCTATCACCACGGCAGCGCTTACGGGCGGCAGTCTGAATGCCTGGACAGTAGGCGATACTTACAAGATTTATGCCACCGCAACCTATAATAGCATTATTTCAACTATTTGGACAGATAAACGTCATGGACGCAAGGCAACAAGGCAGGATCAACTTGAAGACGGACTTTTTGCGGAAGATCGGGACATGGATGAGAAAGAATATAATGTGTGGGGCCCGGGGCAACCTGAGGCCCGTTGAAGGATAGCTAATGGCGGACATATTTCAAGGTATGAAATTAAGTGAGCTTCTCCGCACAATCCTATGGGAAGTTGGGCAAGTAGAAGGGACAACTGTCACTTATGATAAATTTCCCCGATGGCTTATTGTGGAGCTTCTTAATGACCGGCAAAACGAGTTTGTCTATCACAGCCAATGCCTGAAAAAACTTGCCCTTTTGCTTGTCAAATCAGGATACCGAACCTATAAATTGCCGGAAAACTGCATGGAAGGCGGCATTATCGGAAAGCCGAAGTATTATATTTCTGCTGACAGTTATCAGGAACTTAATGTCCGGGACCTCAAATATATGGACGCCCATTACGGTGGTTGGTTGGTTGACAGCGGCGGCAATCCAATGGTTTGTTATATGGGGGAGACGATAGGCAATATCCAGACTTTGGGCGTTTATCAGACGCCGGATGCAGACGGAACGGATTATACACTTTCCCCGGATACCGGAGTGGTGATCGGAGGCGATATTCCAGGGGCTGTAAATGATGTCACCGGCCAGGCAACAAGCGGGAATGCTACTACCCTGAACGATACCGCGGTTGACTTTACGACTCTTGGCATTATTTCCGGCATGGCAATAAAGAACGTTACGGACGGATCAGAGGGAGTGATTTTAACCATTACGGCAACGCAGATCGTCTTGACGGCTGCTTTGTCAGGAGGGACGCTAAATACTTGGACAGCAGGCGATTCTTACCAAATCCTTGTGGGGGAATACGGAGTGGTGACTTCATGGGATAGCGACGAGCAATACATTTTTTCCTCTGAATACGGAGTAATAGCAAATATCACCGTCCCGGCGGGGAATATCAGGGTTGACTACATCCCTTACCCAACGCCGTTCCCGGAAACGGGCGGCGATGATCAATATCCAGAGGTCCCACGGCTCTATCATCGGAAATATGCAATGGGAGTTGTGGCCGACCTTCTCCGTACCTTCCATGAGAATAGCCGGGAATTTCAACGGGCGGCATTTTATGACAACATATTTAACCAGGCAGCGGGCATTGGCAAAGCGCTTAAAGAACGCAGGCCATTTAATGAAAAACCTACATTTATTAGACCGAGGATAAAGTAAATGCCCTTAGAAAACATATTGTTTTATAAAGGTTTGTCATGGGATGGTAGATCCGCTCTTCAGCAACCCGGATATTTGAAGGTGGCAAAAAATGTCATCTTCGAAGTGGATGGAAGCCAGGCGTTGAGGCCCCAGTTTACCGCTCTTAATTCTACAGCGTTGGCGGCAATCCATTCTATAAAACGATTCAAGACGCTCGTTATCGCCGGAGTAAATGTCGGCCTGTATTCATCATCGGGAGGAGATTTTACAGCGCTGTCAACGGCTTTTTCAGCCGCTCTATGGATGTTTAAGCAGTACAAAAACTTTCTTCATTGCACTAACGGAGCGTATCAGGCGCTTTTCGACGCTTCCGGCAATCTCTACCCGGCCAAAATAGCGAATCCGACAACGGCTCCGACGCTTGCGGATTCGGGTGTGGCAGGCAGCCCGAACGGTAATTATTTCGGCTATGTTTCCTACAAGATCACTTGGCCGAATGGTCACACCTACGAAACGGGTCTTTCAGCGGCAAGCGCAAATGTCACGGTAGTCACCAACAAGATCGCCTGGACGGACATTCCCCTTTGCCCCTACGCGGCATATTATGGCACCGAGCCGACCATAACCCGTAACCTCTACAGAGGGCCAGGAACGGCGGGAACCATAGGAGACATATACTTTGTTGCCAACGTAGCCGATAACACGACTACGACCTACACAGACAACGAGAGTGACGCTTCTATCGCAGCAGCCGGAGCGTCTTATGTTGACGATTACGGCCCCCAAATAGATTCAAAATTCCTTGAGTACCACTATGGGCGCTTACACATGATAGATGCTTCAAATGTGCATCGTCTCTATTATTCCGAAGCAGTGTCGGGGCTGACGGCGGCAGAGAATGAAGTTCTTATGCCTCTGGCAATGCTTCAAAATAATTGGGATGATCTGCGAACAGCCGGATTTGGCGAAGTCGACCCTCAAGGTCTTATAGCATGGGGGGTTAGTCTTTTTATACCCTTGAAACATACCTGGATAAGGAAACAAGGAAACGATCCGGATACATGGACTTATAAAAAGACATGGGCTACTCATGGCATCGCTGCCCCTTATACGGTTGACTTATGTTCTGAACCGATGGGCATTATAGGACTATCAAATGCGGACGGAGGCTCGCCGGGTATAGCAGTATTCAACGGGTCCTCGAGCGACATCCTTATCGCTCCCCGCCTTGACTATATTTTTGAAACCGACCTTAATATCTCAGCAATCGCTAATTGCCGGGGCAAGGTAGCAGGCAGATACTACCATCTTTTTTATCCTTCCGGCTCCGCCACAGACCCGGACAAGCATCTTGTCCTTGATATGCGAAGGGGCGCAGGAGATATAAGAATTTCGTATTGGGACGGCCTTGAGGGCATGTCTGTTGACGCCGATACTCAAGGCAAGAATTTTTATATCGGTGGCTCTGACGGCATTGCAAGGGTTCAGAGCGGCATAACTGAAGCCGTTGACGTCGATATTGAAACCCATGAGTTGATTGGCGGCGACTTGAAAATTGCCAATGAGCTAAAGATATTAAAAGAGATCAAGTATAATCTCGATTCCAATGGGGTAAATATAAATCTTGAGCTTTACATTGACGGCGTTAAACAGATCTGGACGGACGGAACAACCGTCAAAACCATAAGCGGCACGGCAGATGCAGTGCAGGTGATGAGGAGTCTTCCAAAGAATTTTGAAGGCTACCAATACAGACTTAGGCTATATGCGACTGGAATAACGGCATTTGAGCTTTATAGCCCATGGAAATGTGAATGGGATTTGAAGCAATAGGAGGCAGGGAAATGGACAAGCACACCAAAGAACTTATTTCAAAAGGAAGATATGGGGATACCATCCTTGCCCATATATCCCCATCGGAGGCGCTCTTGCTGAAATTTGCAGGCGGATCCGGAACCATAAATCCCGATACCGGGTTGCCAGAGTTCTTTCTGGGAGGCCTTTTGAAAGGGGCAGGGAAGGTTGTTTCGGCTCCTTTTAAGTGGGGAGGCGATATAGCCGAAAAAGTGGGCTTGCCAAACTGGGTAGGACAGGCGGCCGTAGGCGCTGGTCTTGGATATTTAGCGTGGCCTTATTTGGGCGCGGGGTCGACAGGAGTAGAGGGAGCGGAAGCAGGGGCAGCGGGAGGATATTTTGGTTCGTCATATCCGCCGCTTGCCTTATCTTCTTCATTAGCGCCGGCAGGAGCAGCTAGTGAAACATCAACGCTTTTGGCCCCTGCATGGGGCGGGACGGCGGCAGCAACGCCAAGTTTTTTAACTGCCGGCGCACCGGCAGGAGCAGCAGGCGCATCAGCAGCAGCATCAACCGGAACGGGCGGTAGTTGGTTGCCAAAGTTAGGACTTGGCGGAGAAACTG